AGTTACAACCCTGGATGGGCTAAGTGATGTTACGATAACATCTGCTTCTAGCGGACAGTTGTTGTCGTACAGCGGTTCAGCATGGGTAAATAGCGCACCTGTTGCGGCTTTTAACCCTGTTGAAGCCATGGTGTTCATGTAGGGAACGATTTAACCACTTATTAGGAGATAACAAATGGCAACATTCACTAAACAGATTCTTTCAAGTAGCACAGACGGCAGAGCAATTAAAGTTGTTGCTACTGCTACTGCTGGCACTTTAATTCATACTGGTTCAACAACAACCACGACTCTTGATGAGGTTTGGATTTATGCAGTAAACACTTCTACATCATCGGTCAAATTGACGATTGAGTGGGGCGACGCAACTGCACCTGATAGCAACATTGAGGTTACTGTTCAGCCTGAGGCTGGTTTGGTTACTGTAATTCCTGGTTTGCTAATCAAGGGCAATGCGACTGCGCTTGTTGTTCGTGCTTTTGCTGCGACTGCGAATGTGATTTGTATTCACGGTTTCGTTAATCAGATTACGGTTTAACTATGCCGAACAGGCGTGAACTTGGATATGTGAGTGCTGGAAGCACAAGCACTATTGTTGCTACTACGGGTTATGGTGTTGCAACTGGTGGAACTTCTAGTTCTATAACAGTTGGCGGTCAGAGTTATACGCTGTTGTCGTTTACTAGTGACGACAATCTTGTTGTTTCTACAGCAGGTTTGTTTGATGTCTTTATGGTTGGTGGCGGTGGCGGTGGTGGTAGCGGTTATGTAAATTCAATCGTTGGCGGTGGTGGCGGTGCTGGTGGTTATTATCAAGGCACAATTTATCTAACTAATGCGACTTATGCGGTTGATGTTGGTGCTGGTGCTGCTGGTGTTGTGGCTGGTGGTAGTGGCAGACCGTCTGCTGGTTTGGGTTCAAGTATTGGCACAGCATCAGGCAGTTTGAATGTTGGTGGTGGCGGTTCGGGTGGCGCATATTATTATGCGGCTGGCACAAATCCTGGCACTACAACGATGGGTGCCAACGGTGGTGGTGGTTGCGGTCATTCACTCGCAACTTATTACACGGCTGGCACAAGTTTTGGTACAGGTTACGCAGGTGGTCAAGGCACAACAAGCGACAACGGTCAAGCAGGTGGCGGTGGCGGTATTCAAGGCGCAGGTGCGACTGGTCCTGCTGGCGGTGCTGGTGGCACAGGTTTATCGCTATCAACATTTACGGGTGGAACAATTACGACAACAGTTGGTGTAGGCGGTGCGGGTGCAGCGTCAGGCGCAGGCACACCTGCTGCAGCCACAGCCAACACAGGCAACGGCGGTGGCGGTTCAGGGTCAGCAGGCAGCGCAGCAGGTGGCAACGGTGGTTCAGGCATCATCTATGTCAGGTTTAAGGTCTAATTATGTCTGCACAATACTTCGCACAACTAGATGACAACAATGTAGTAACCCATGTTGCTGTAGTTCAACGAGAGTTCCTTGAAGCGAACCCTGAACGCTATACGGGTCGTTGGGTTGAAACATTTATAGATACCGAAGGCAAGACTTATGCTGGAATCGGTTTCACTTACGATGAAGTGACAGAGGATTTTGTTGCGCCTGTAATTCCTGATATTGAGAGTGAGGTTTAGTTATGGCTGCAAGGTTGATGGGTTATGTTTCGGCTAGCAACACACCGACACTTGTTTTAGATGCTGTTTCTGTGGATTATCTAGTAGTTGGCGGCGGTGGCGGTGGCGGATATGTTGTAGCAAACGGCGGCGGCGCTGGTGGCGGCGGTGGCGGTAGCGTCATTACAGGCACAGCGGTAACAGTTCCAAAAGGTCTTTCGTTAACGGTTACGGTTGGTGCTAAAGGTACAGGCGGAACAGTAAGTGACGGTAGTTGCACAAATGGTTCAGATAGTTTGTTTTATATTGCCCGTTCTTATGGTGGCGGTGCTGCGGGTGCTGCAGCAGGAAGTCCAGGTGCAAACGGAAGTGGCGGTGCTAGTGGTGGTGGTGGTCGTGGTGCGTCAAATTTGGGCGGCAATGGAGTGCCAAATTTAGGAAATAACGGCGGTAATGGCGGACAGCCAGGTGGCGGTGGCGGTGGTGGCGGAAGTTCTACGGCTGGTAGCAACGGCAGCGCAAGCGCAGGCGGCAACGGTGGTAACGGCACAACTTCAAGTCTTTCTGGTAGCAGTCTTGCCTATGGCGCAGGTGGCGGCGGTGGTGCATGGGGCGCAACTGGTCCTGCTGGCACGGGTGGTTCATCAAGTGTTGGCGGGAATGGTGGCTTAGCGGCGGCTGGTAGTGCTGCTACTGCTAATCGTGGTAGCGGCGGCGGCGGTGCAGGTTCGCTTACTTCGGGCGGTAGTGCGAATAACGGCGGAAATGGTAGCGACGGCATAGTAATTATCCGAACAGCCGACACAGTTGCAACAGCAACCACAACAGGTTCACCGTCGGTTACAACAGCAGGTGGCTACACGGTTTATTCATTTACAGCATCGGGAACGATTACATTTTAATTATGGCTTATTACGCAAAACTTGAAAACAACATAGTTCAGACGGTTATTGTTGTATCTGATGACATTGAAAACGGTGCTGTTTGGTGCAACGAAACTTTTGGTGGAATTTGGGTACAAACTTTTGATGACGGTTCTAAAAAATATGCGGGTGCAGGCGATACCTATGACCCTGTTGCTGACGAGTTTGTTGCACCTGTAGTTGAAAAACCTGTAGGAGAAAACAATGAAACTATCTAAACAACAAAAAGCAATGTTCCATTCATATTTGCGTAGTTGTCTAGCGGCAGTTCTGGCTGTCATTGCTACAGGCAACTATGACCCATCGGACCTATCTAAGGCGTTGTTGGCGGCTGCTTTGCCGCCAATTATTCGTTGGGCTAATCCGAACGACAAGGCGTTTGGTCGCAAGCCGTAACTTATGGAGCTATCCGACCTTCTCAACGAGAAGGAATGGAGAAAATGTAAAGGGCCTGAAAACGCAACCTTAGAACAACAGGTTGAGGCATTTGAATATTTCTGTTCCAACTATTGGATGATACGCCACCCTGAACGGGGTCGTATCAAGTTTGAGTTGCGTGATGCGCAACGAGAAACAATTGCCACATGGTTGTCCACTCGATACTCAATAGTTCTGAAGGCACGACAGATTGGGTTCTCTACCCTTGCGTCTGCATATTCGTTTTGGTTAGCTTTCTTTTGGCCTGACAGATTTATCGTCATGCTTTCGCGCACAGAGCGCGAAGCAGCCAAGTTGCTGCAAAAATCAAAGTACGGCTACAAGATGTTGCCGGCATGGATGCGCAAACATGGTCCAGAGTTGTTGTCTGATAATCAACTCAAGATTGTGTTTGCTAATGAGTCTGCGGTTGAGTCGCTGCCGTCAGGCAACGACCCAGCCCGAGGTGAATCCGTTTACCTAGTAATCATTGACGAGATGGCGTTCTTACCAAACCCAAGCGAAGCTTGGGCGTCTATTGAACCAGTTGCCGATGTCGGCGGTCGTGTTATCTGTCTATCAACAGCCAATGGTGAGGGCAACATATTCCACGAACTATGGGTTGGTTCTCAAACCAACACAAATAGATTTACGGGAATCTTTTTCCCTTGGTCTGCTGGCGACCGTGACGAAGAATGGTACGAAGCCAAAAAGCGTGACTTGCCTGATTGGCAAATGGCGCAAGAATATCCATCTGACCCAGACGAAGCCTTTATCCGCTCTGGTCGCCCTGTGTTTGATTTGGAAGCCTTGCGCGCGTACGAGCACGAAGAACCAAGTCGTGGTTACTTACACAAAGGAATGGGTAAGGGTGTTTACGAGTTTAGAGAAGACGGTGGCGAACTTGCTGTGTGGGAGTTTCCTGAGCGTGGTCAAGTTTATGTTATTGGTGCTGACGTTGCCGAAGGTCTTGGTCATGGCGACTTTAGTTCTGCGCATGTAATCAATGTTGAAACAGGTTTGGTTGTGGCACATTGGCATGGTCATGTGGACGCAGACATATTTGGTGAAGAAGTTTTGTTTGCTTTGGGTTGGTGGTACAACCATTGCTTGATTGGTGTTGAGTCAAACAACCACGGGTTGACAACCCT